TGCCACTATCTTCAGCAATCACACAAAACTGGTCTTCTATTTTTTTTATAACTTTTTTACTAAGCGCTGAGTTTTCAATATCATCTTCCGATTCAACAACAGGTTTAGGAGTTTCCTCAACTTCTGGTTCAACACCCTCAGCTTCTTTCGAACCATCTTGATAATCTTTAATGACATTCATGCCTTGTAAATAATAGTTTTGAGTTTCATCACTAGGTAAACCTACTGCATTTCTTGCTTCAGCAACAGTAACCCAACCACCTTGTACGCCAACATTAATACGAGTGTACAAATCATTATGGTCAGTTTGTAAAGCCCTTACTTCACTAAAGTTATACTCTGCATAAGAATAAATTGAAGAGTCATAATTAGGTAAAAGTATTTGTTGTGTTAGTTCTTCAGCAACCATTTTCCAAAGTGGTATCAATTTATTTTCAGTAAAGAACTCTCTCAACTCCCTAGCGTTTGAATACGTTGCGTTAGCTAAACCTGCACCTAATCCAGCTAAAATTGCTGGTACGCCAAGTACAGCTGAGATTCTTTCTTCAGGTACACGTCTAAGTAAACCAATATCTAAATCTTTAGGACTGAAAGCCAGTTTCTCAACATTCATAGCCCCACTAAGAACAAGTGGCTTACCCTTATTTTTACCTGATACTTTTTGTTGGTATGTTTGTGCTATTTGCTGTGCTTCTTCCTCGCTTGGACCAAACTCATCTTTTGGTGTAATCATCACAGACGGCACACCCATGTTAGACAATAAAGCAGTAGCCATTTGCCCAGCAGATTCATCCCCGTATATTTCTCTTAATACAGTTTTAAGTGGACTATAACCCTGTTTGTGATTGTTTGAATCAAGTCCTAATTTAAAATGGACTATTTCTGTACTATCTATTTTTAAAGTTTCATCTTCAGTTTCATATTCGTAATGAGTTATCAAATCAACTTCATTACCCTTAGGACTTACCATACTTGGCATTAATGGATACAAAGCTATAAGTTCTCCCGCATTATTTTTTTGCTTAAGTAAGTATGCATTACCATGAACGTGCATAGCGTTTATAATATAACTTTGCAATACATCCCCGCTCATAAACGGGTTAGGTCTTCTCATTAACAAAGTCAAAGGATGATTAGGAATTATTTGCTTATCTCCGTTTTCATCTTTAGTGCAAACTTCCATAACAGCTTCAGAAAAAGAAATACCCAAAACTTGTAAACATGCCGTAACTGCAGAGTTAGATTCTCCATTACCTAAATTAGATAAATCAAAATCTCCTGCTTGTGTGTTGTACCCCTGTATGAAAGAACCATTATTGTATGACTGTTCGCTTCTAATAAATGAATTGCCTGTATTCCTTTTGTATTGCCTATTTCTATTTAACCCTAAAACGTCAAACAGATTCCTACGGTTAGCCAATTAAACTCCTCAATATGCCTTAAATCTATTCTTATTAGATGTTTGCAATATCCCGTATGCTAACGCGTCAACTTGGTCGTCATGTTCTCCAGCTGGAAATTGTAACATCTCTTTTTCTAAATCAGCATACCACATTGTATCGGTAGGGTAGAACACTAATCCAGATTCCATTTTGGCAGATAATGGTAAAGCTCTACTGAATTTATCTTTGTCAGCTTTTAATTTAACAATAGGAAGTGCAGTTTGCCTTTTAGCTATCTGTATAAGAGCAAGTTGGTACCCAGCGCTTTCAATACCAATAACAGATGGATTCCATTTTTCATTAACTACTTCTAGTAATTTCAGAACGTCGGGTGCTTCAAGTTTTTTCCTAACTAAATCTAATACAAAAATATTTTGGTTCTTATCAACACCAATCGTGCATACTACTGTAAAGTCAGCAGATTCTTTAGTGCTTGTAGCTAAGTCAACGGTTGTAATAATTCTAAGATTAGTTATATCTATTTGTTTATTGTCGTTATATCTTAAAGTTGTTTTATTTGTTAGGTATCCTTTTTCGTTGTAATCCTCATGTACAGTTTTAGAATAATACTTAAACCATTCGGGCTTAAACAATCCACCAGATTGTTCAATAAATTCTGCTTCATACTCTTGACTAAACAGAAATGAACCAATCTCTTTTTTAGCTATACCCAGTTCTTCAGTGGGTACAAGTGGATTAGTGGATGTTGGTTTTTGCCAACGTTCCCAATCGCTTTGCTCCTCAGCTTCATCAAATATCCTAGCGAACCAGTTGTAACCCTTAGGCGTACTTATAAATAATGCACCACCTTGTCTTTCAGTTAGAGTTGGACGTAAGACTTCTTTCCATGTTTTTTCTTTTATATATGCGCACTCATCAAGAACTATGAAGTCAAGACCAGCTCCACGAAGTCTATCAGGATTATCTGCTGTTCTTACTGTTACATAACCACCAGTAGGAGTGTAAATTGTTTTTTCGCCCTCTTTAACTACAACACCATAGTCAATACCTAATCTTCGTATTTCTTTCCAGCCCTCGTTAGCCATACTGAATGTAGGTGCAACCCACCATGTTTTCTTACCTTGCATAGCTTTTGCTACACATAGCCAAACACCTAACCTAGTTTTACCCCAACGCCGACCAGCTACAAGAACTTTAAAACGTGCAGTAGATTGAGCAACATCAATTTGACCTGCGTGCAGTTGTGGTAACTTAACCTTGTAAGGTAATCCCTTACTAGTATCTTGTAAAGTCGTTTCCATTGTCGTCATCCCCTTTTAGTTTTTCTATAAATTCTTCTATCGCCTCAATAACTGTTGGAAATACTATAAAGAAATTAGGTTGAAAGGTTGCAGGTAAAACATCTTCGACATCATTGACTTCCCAATAAGGTACGGGAAAGTCCCATGTTTCTTGCGTTACCATATCAACAAACTCGGCATTAATATAAGCTTCTTCATCAAGCGGGTTTGACATTATTCTTCCTCTTTTTTTATATCGGACATTTCGGACATTTCCTTGAATACTGTTCCATCACTCCAATATAGTTCAACATCAAAGTCTTTGCCCTCAGTTACTTGAACAAAATCTTTTCTTGCATATTTATCTGGGTATTTACGTTCTAGAATCCATGCAGATGCTTGCCATGTACCTGAGTTCGCCGCGTTCTGTATGTTAAATAAGTTTCTTACAATAGCTTGAGCTTCGCTTTTTTGTATCTCAACCCAGCGTTCTGCATAAGGTTCAACACCTTGTTCAGCTAATTCTCTCCAGCGTCTGTATTGTCTTGAACTTATACCCGCAAAAACACAAGCGTCTTCAATATAAGCACCAACTGAGATGGCTTGGCTAAGTCTTGACCATACTGCTTCATCTTCAAATTTAAATCTTACAGAGTCTTTTGCGACATCTTTTGACATAATTTCCAATCTTTTTTTGTCTTTTTTTTATTATATACCAAAGCTAAGCAAACACCCATAACAATAGTAACAAACTCTTAGAACGTCTTAAAAGGTACAGTAGCAATCAACTAGAAGCACGAACATATTGCGAGGAATACCAATGTTTCATTGAGTTTTTTATAAATTATTAATACATAATTATTAATTAACGATTATAATGAGAGTATGTTAAACACAAATTATTCAGGAGGTTCTTACTGCTAGATGTAAGGTGTAGGTACTAGTCGTCCCTAGTAGCACTCAAAATCCCAGTACGCTTCCCTGTGAAAGCCGACAAACCAGCTCATGCGACCATTGACCGTAATTGGAGGTGTCTACGAAATTGTATGGGTACGGTGCTGACATAGTCTTCGAATGTTAGTATAAGAAATTTATGAGATAGTCAAGGTAGCCCATGTGGCTGTGTGCTCTTTACACACAACAATCAGATACAGACAATTTGTTACATACTTCTTCAATCGCCAACAAGCGAACCAGCGACTTTCCACTTCCTCGCTCAATCGCATACGGCACGTCACAATCTGAGACGAGAAAAAAAACATAACTGATTCTTGCTAGGGCATTCATTTACTGAGTGCCTTATGGAACAATCGGTTCCAACTTAACAGAAAAGAGAAAAACATATGACTACTTACGGAAATACATTAACACACGAAACTATCCAATTCGAGAACACAGACAGCGATGAAATGTTCAAATGCTTTGGTAACTGGTTTCAAACTAAAGAGCAAGAGATTGGCGAATACTACACAAACGATTCAATTAGCTTAAACGCTATTGCAAATTTCTTAGTCGACAATGCACAGATGATGTGTTGTGGTGACGCTCACGGTAAAGTACTACTTCCAGCAGGGAGAGTAGTTGAGTTCAAAATTACTAGAGCAAGGTTCTGGGATGG